AATTTGATTGATGAGATACTGACGTTGTATCTTACGACCATTTACAAACTCAAGTTTTTAGCGTGAGGGTAGATCATGGAACTTCTTAACCCGATGGCCGATGCGGTCTACCCAGGACGCACGGTGTCTTATACTGGTACGGCAGGCTCGACAGCCACTTGGCAGGCGGGCCCGCAAGGCGTTGTTGTCTGGTCCACCACCCCAGCATACATTGTGGTGGGTGAGGGCGTGACGGCAACGACGGCTAGCACCCCCATTCCGGCGTTTACGCCGATCCCGTTCATTGTGCCGCAAGGCACTGGCGCGCCCTGGCGAGTAAGTGCGATCCGCGTCGGCTCTGATGGCGACGTGTACGCCAAGCCGATCAACATTCGATGAGTTGGGGTGTCGCACTGCGAAATGGTGTAGCGATCGGCTTAGGTGCCGTCGCCACGCTTTTTTCCGGTACGTATGACACCGGCGGTTCGGTCGGTAATTTATTGACCGAAATTGGCGATAACCTTGTTCAAGAAGACGGCGGCCAACTGTTGTTGGAGTAACACACATGTCTATTGTTAAGATTACAGAACTTCCGGTTGCAACAACGCCGCTGACCAATAGCGAGGTTATCCCGCTGGTTCAAAACGGCGTTACCAAGCAGGTGTCGCTGGCGAATGTTAATGCCAGCGCAACATACAAGCGTTCGGGCGACGTAAACACTGTTACGCGCACGATTGACAGCAAACTGTCCGACATCATTAGCGTTTGGGACTTCATTCCTGAAGGCACGGACACTAGCACCGTTGACTGCACGAATTACATCCAAAACGCACTGAACTATGCGTTCAATCAAGGCGGCGGCGAAGTGTATTTGCCGGCAGGTATTTATCGCATTACTGCGCCAATGATTGTTCGTTCAAACGTGCATTTCCGTGGAGATGGCGCAGGGTCAATCCTTCGTCGCACCGGTCAAGGTGGATCGCCGTTCGGTAACGCAATCCACATTGGTTATGGGTATGAGTATAGCTATGACCGTCAGTATTTCTCGCCAGCGTTCAATAACGATGCCAATCTGACGCAATTGCTTGCTAACAATCTAACCAAACTTACGACAATTAACGCCAAAGTTAGCAACATTTACGTTAAAGACGAAACTAACGGAAAAGGTTTGGGCGTATGGGTTCAAAACGCGCTTGATTGCGTGATTGACTCTATGTGGTTTGAGAACACCAAAACCCCCATCAACATTGCAAATGATTTTGCGGGGTGGGAAGCGGCTTGCTACAACATTACTGTTAACAATATTTTTCAAGTGTCTGTCGATAACGGAAATGATAGCTGGTACGACTTAGTGTATTGCGGCGACGCGGTAAACGTCACTATCAGCAACTGTTTTAACAACCCCAACACCCCGTCTTATTTGGACGGTATGTTTGCTGTATCGCTCGTCAACAATTTGATTGTTGATAGTTGCGCTTTGGCAGGAAACGGAACTGCCGGCAAAATAGGTATTCTGTACACGGGTGCTGGCGTTAATACGCCGTCAAATGTTGTGCTTTCTAACAACATCATAAAAAACCTTGATCAAGGCATCAATGTTTTCAACGCGTCGGCTGTTTCTGTCGTAGGAAACATGATGTATGACTGCGATATTGGTTTGCGATTACTGAGTAAGCGTTGCTTGGTTGACGGCAACATGTTCCGCAACAACACGACGGACTTGTTAGGCAACAGCGACGCTACAAACAACAACTTTACTAACAATAAAGGCTTAACTGTACTGACTAACCCCGACATTACGTGGGAGCTGTACAACAAATTTGCCGGAAATACTGATTTTTCAGGCAATCCGATTGTGGCATCGAACGGCAACACTTATGGAGCGTTGCAGGCGAGATCTCTTGCGTATCACCCGATTGAGGCGTTCTTTACGTCTGCGGATCGAGCAAAAGCAGGGTTTGCGCAAGGCGGCAGCATCCAAGTCAATAGTGGGCAGACGGTTACGGCTTATTACAAGCTAGAAACTTTCATCAAAAAAATTCGCAGCGCGACCGTATACGCCTATGCTGATGGCGCGGGCGACGTAATCACCATTAAATTGGTGGGCAATAGCTCTGCACCTAACGGTAGTTCATTTGCCACAAGCGTTACGCTTGCAACTGCTACTTCCGCAGGTGCAGGAGACTGGAGCGTTAGCAACGGCGCGATCACGGAAACGCTGTACAACAACGGCGGCTACTACATCGCGGTTGAATACGCGCCCGCTAACAGCAGCAGCCAGCTACGCCCCATGCAGCTTGTGGTATTGGCGGACGCTTAACCGTATGGCTATCCGAAAAACAGTCACTATTGCTATGGGCAGTAAAGAGCCTATAACAGTGCCAGACGCGTACATTCGCGTTAATTCGCTATCGGGTAGCCGGCACAACATGACCGCGCACGTCGGAATCTATAGAGACAAACCTATAGATCGGCTTAACGCAGACGGCACGCGGCAAGAAGTTCCTACTAGCGGCGGTGAGTTCGTGGCTACGCAACACCACAGTTTTGTACCTTCTATGGGAGGGAAAAACTTTTTTGCCCAGGCTTACGATCACTTAAAAACTTTGCCGGAGTTTAACGGCGCGTTGGATTGCTAATCAGCACAAAGGTTTGGAGTAATTTATGGCAGACAAAAAGATTTCCCAGCTTTCCGCCGCTTCAACTCCGCTTGCCGGAACTGAGGTGTTGCCGATTGTGCAGAGCAGCGCAACGGTTAAGGTATCTATAGATAACCTAACTAAGGGTAAAACGGTTTTAGCGTCATCGTTTGATACGGACGTAGCCGCTGCCGGCGTTACGCTTTCAGGCACCACTTTAGCCGCCGATGGCACTGATACCAACATTGACATCAACATTACGCCAAAAGGTACGGGTGAAGTTAATTTGCCCAAAGTAGATATTGATGCCGGTGCGATTGATGGCACACCGATTGGTGCTAATAGCGCATCTACTGGAGCGTTTACTACGCTTTCTGCGTCTAGCACCGTATCTGGCACCGGTTTTACAAACCTTTTTGCTTCACCTCCGGCTATCGGTGGAACGGCTGCGAACACTGGCAACTTTACAAAACTGAACGTCAGCGCGACTCAACGCATCTTGAGCAAATCCGCGACCGTCTTGGCCAATTCGTCTGGCACTGCAACAATCAGCGCGTCTGATTTTGGCGGCGTTGAAATTGAAGGCTCAATGCTGGTTATTGCTGGCGGTTACGGCCAAGCGGTCAGCGGTAACGTGTTGGGAATGTGGTTGATTGGAGGATGGCTTTTTCTTAATGACGCCAGCACGTCTACGGTGGTTGAAATTGTCAATAGCGTTGGCAACGGCACGCTAACTTGCGCCCGTTCTGGCAGCACGTATGTGGTAACGCTTAACAATACCAATCTTGATTATTCAAAGACGCTGCGTGTAAGCGCAATCCTTAACGGATAAGTGTTGGTTTTACGCATCAGTTAGTGTACATTTTTCTTTACCCGTACTGGCCCGGTTGACCAGGGATTCGTTAGGAATCAAAATGTCTGAAACTGAAGTAGTAGCGGAACAAGTACCCGCGCCGGAACCGGTTGCTACGGCTGCACCGGAGCCCGAAGTTGTTGCCCAAGAGGCAGTACAGCCGGAGGAAAAACCCGCCAAGACGTTCTCCCAAGAGGAGCTCGACGCGCTGGTAGGTAAAAGACTTGCACGGGAACGTCGCAAGTGGGAGCGAGAGCAAGCGTTAAAAGCGCCTGAGCTACAAGTTCAGACGCCCGCCACGCTGCCTGATCGGGACATTGACCCCGACGCTTATGCGGAAGCCCTTGCGGCCCGCAAAGCTGAGGAGTTGTTGGCCAAGCGTGAGGCAGAGCGGCAACAGCGCGAGCTATTGATGGCCTACAAAGAACGTGAAGAAGTAGCCTTTGAAAAGTACGACGACTTTGAACAAGTCGTATACAACAAGGCGTTACCAATTACGAACGTGATGGCCGAGACGATTCAGGCTTCGGAGATTGGCCCCGACGTAGCTTACTACTTAGGTTCTAACCCCCGCGAAGCCGAACGTATTTCCCGCTTGTCTCCATACCTGCAAGCAAAGGAGATCGGCAAGATTGAGGTCAAATTGGCCGACAATCCGCCGGTTAAAAAGTCAACCAACGCGCCCCCGCCGATTAGACCTGTGACGGCTAAAACCGTCGGCGCGCCGGCCCGAGACACGACGGACCCACGCTCAGTCAAGGACATGAGCACGTCGGAGTGGATCGAAGCCGAGCGTATGAGACAGATTAAGCAGTGGGAAGCGCGACGTAACCGCTAACTTCTTTTTTGGAGATATATTGTGGCTAATACACTTCTTACTATTGACATGATTACGAGGAAGGCTCTCGAAATCCTTGAGAACAACCTTGTGATCACCCGCAACGTCAACCGTCAGTACGACGACAGCTTCGCTGTCGAAGGCGCCAAGATTGGTTCGACCCTCCGCATCCGTCTGCCGGATCGCGCCCTTGTGACCGACGGCGCTGCGCTTCAGGTTCAGGACGACAACGAGCAGTTCACCACGCTCACCGTCGCCTCCCAGAAGCACATCGGCGTCAACTTCACCAGCGCCGAAATGGCCCTCCAGTTGGACGACTTTGCCGAGCGCGTGCTGAAGCCGCGTATCAGCCAGTTGGCGTCCAGCATCGACGCCGATGTGGCCAACAGCTTCAAGAAAATCTACCAGTCGGTCGGTACGCCTGGCGTCACTCCCGGCACCTCGCTGGTTCTCTTGCAGGCCCAGCAGAAGCTGAACGAAGCCGCCGCCGGCATGGCCCCGCGCTACGCAACCGTTAACCCGGCTGCCAACGCTGGCCTCGTCGAAGGCATGAAGGGCTTGTTCAACCCGGTGGACTCCATCAGTCGTCAGTTTAAGAACGGCATGATGGGCGAAGGCATCCTCGGCTACGACGAGATCAACATGTCTCAGTCGATCAAGCAGCACACCAACGGCTCGGCTTCACGCGCGGACACCCCGATCGTCAAGACCACGCTCGTCAACGGTGCGACCAAGCTGACGCTCGACAACGTGACCGACGGCCTTACCCTCGTCCCCGGCGACGTGTTCACGATCGCTGGCGTGTTTGCGGTCAACCCGCAGACCCGCGAGTCCACTGGCGCGTTGCAGCAGTTCGTTGTGCAGAACACCGTCACCTCGGCCTCTACGGAGTTCGTGGATGTGGAGTTCCTGCCGGCGGTCTACGGCCCGACGCACGCCCTCGCCACGGTCAGCAAGCTGCCGGCCGCGAACGATGTCGTGACCTACGTGGGTGCCGCTAGCGGCCAGTACGCTCAGAACCTTGTGTACCACAAGGATGCGATCACGTTTGCCACCGCCGACCTCCTGCTCCCGCAGGGCGTTGACATGGCGTCGCGTCAGGTCCACAACGGCATCTCCATGCGCGTTGTCCGTCAGTACGACATCAACAACGACCGTATGCCCTGCCGTATCGACGTGCTGTATGGCTACTCGGTGATCCGTCCGCAGATGGCCTGCCGCATCTGGGGCTAATTCTTAACCTTATTCACGGAGTAACTAAAA